GTTGGTATAGATGCAGCAGAAAAAGATCTTAGAGAAAACGTAGGTAAAGATATTGATATAAGTGTCTTAGATGAAACCTTTGGTTTAGTTGAGGGTACTACTAAAGACTTTTTAGTCTGGGAAAAACTTGTAGATACATCTCAAGGTACACTAAAATCTACCGATCAAGAATATACAGACGCAAAAGCAACTAACGCTTTCTTTCTTTATTTATTTAAGGGTGACCCTGAGACTAACACCCCAGGTTATGCTCCTATACTTAATAAAGCTGGATTTACCAGTCACGCAGCTTTAGAACAGAAGTATGGTAACAGGTCTGCAGTACTTGCTCAGACTTTAAGTTTTATTCCTGACGACAAGATGTCCCAGTTTATAAACAAATTTGAGAAAGATACTGGCTACAAGTTAAATTTTATAGGTGAGGGTGGTAATGTTGTCAGAGGTAATAAGGCAACTTCAGCAGATCTAGTAGCACATTTTGCAAATCAATCTAGATTAGCTGGCCAATCTTTGAGGTTGATTAGGACTGTAGGTGATGCAGTAGGATTAGGTATGTCACCTAAAGAAGCCTTAGAAAGTATTAAGGGTGGTGGTAGCAGTAAAGATCCTAAGCGTATGCAGTTTAGTTTATCTGTCTATAAAAGAATGTTGACCTCTCATCTATCTACTACTGGTGCTAACCTTAAAGGTTTTGCACAGTTGGTTGGAATTAACACTGCTGCAGATATGTTCACAGCCTCTATAGAACTTAGCCAAGGTAAGTTCTTTAAGTTGCTTGGTAATGAAGAGGCAGCAACAAAATATTTTAACAAAGCCTATGGTTCTAGTCTTGGAGCTGTTCGTCGTGGACTTGATATTGTATCTCCAGACATACCTATGGAATATGCTGACAAGATTTTAAACTTAAACCCTAAGATAGCTGAAAAATTATTTAGGGATGTTGCTGGTGATGGTGGTGTAAGAGATGCATTTGCTGACTTTAACTTAGATAAAACTGGTAAAGTTGAGGCTATTGCATGGAAAACTGCTGATGCAGTAACAAAGGGTGCACAAACTATTGCATTAGTTAGGATGCAGGATGACCTAACAAAACGTTGGGCATTTGGTACTAATTTAAATCAACAGATTATGAAAGCTTATGGCATGACTCCTGAGGAGTTCTTCTCTAGAAATAAAGAGAATTGGACAGCAATAGAAATGTCTAAGCCTAAGTTTCAAGAGATCCTAGAAATAGCTGCTTATCGTACTATGCGGGAGACTGCCTCTGTAAACTGGTCAACTCTACCTGGGAACAGTGCCTTAAGAGCTAGTGCCAGACAATTAGAGACCATTACTAACAGGACGCCTGTGGGTTTTGTAGTACCTTTTGGTAGCTTCTTTAATACCACTATCGCAACACTGGGAGACTTGTCTGGTGTTAATGGCATGGTACATGCTTACAGAAGAGCGACAGGTAAAAACCTAGATTATACTACACCATCTGGCGCAGAGGACTTAGGTAAAGTAGCTACTGGTATTAGTTTAATTACCCTTGGGGTAGTTGCTAATGGGGGTGCAAGAGATAGAATAGAGAATGGGCTTGCACATAATCAAGATCTTCAAAATGATGGCAGTATCCAAGACAGACAGTATGACTGGCCAGCATCTCAAATAAGATTAATGTCTCAGATTATGGCTCATGGATTAGATGGGAGCAATAATCCTCTTGACTACGACAGGTCTAAAGTACCAGAGGGATTGTTTAGAGTGTTAAAGCTTCAACTTGGTGGTCAGATAGTTAGAGACTTAGATGATGTTGGTAAGACTCTTCGTACTATGGGTGAAGATCTTTCAGATGCAGAGACTTTGCCAGAGTATATTGTTGCAGCTGCAGTTCCAATTTTATCTAGGCCTGTACAAGGTATGACACGTCCTCTTGATCCTATCAATCAAGTGTGGGGTATGGTATCGGACAGTAATATGAATCCTGATTTAAGACAAGGTTCAGCAAAAGTAAACGAGATGTTGAAATACATAAACAACATTACAGGCACATCAAATAAACTTCCTGAGAGAGCTAGGCCAACTAGAGGTACCGATAGGAAGATAGATATAGGAAAACAGATTTTAGGTACACGAGAAATAAGTAATCCAAACTTAATTGAAAAAATGATGAATGCTGCTGGACAGCAATACTGGGAGGCTATAAGATTTAGTGGACCACCAGAAATAAAAAACCAAATGGATGCAATAGCTGCACCCTACTTTGAAGTAGCTGCACTAAAAGCCCTAAGAAAACTTCAAGCTAAAAAGATGGACTACTTTAATTTACCTTTAGAAGAGAAGACAGAAGTTCTTGAAAGAATTAAGTCAGAAGTTAGAACTAAAGTAACTTCTGTAGTGGAGGAAGGTTTACCTAGTCAAGTTAATTTAGTAAGAGTTTTGTCTGGTAAAGATAAAGATAAAGTAAAAAATATTATGGATACCCTTGGCATAGAGGGTGACTTAGAAGACCTACTACAAACAGAAGATGGTCTCCTACAACTAAATAGGATTAAGATACTACTAAAAAACTACGACGAGATATTTTTCTCTGACTTAGAATAAACTTAAGGGGGCCACTTGAAGCCCCCTTTTGTTATTCATCATCATCCTCTAACATGAAGTCTGCCCAATCATATGACTCACGCTTTATATCTCCTCTGTGTATGTGACCTGGAGATCTTGATAAGCCCAATCATATGACTCACGCTTTATATCTCCTCTGTGTATGTGACCTGGAGATCTTGATAACAACGCAGCCATCGCTTGACCAGCTAAGTACCTACGAGAAGTAAGTGCTTTGTTTTTCAGCGGTGGCTTTATCTTTTTCTGCCTGTAACTTTTGGCCTCTTCTTCAAGACTCTTTTTGTTTTTGTTCATTCAGCTTAACCCTTTCAAGGTTACGGAAGTAAGCTTTGTTAAAGCCCATCTCCCACTCCCTGTTCTGCTTCGTATTAGGTCTATGGGGATTACCTAAGTTGCCTTCCCTAAAGTCCTTTATGCCTTCTTCGTATGGTCTCATTTGTGTTTTTCCTCCATTGCCTCTAGCATTTTGTTTAAATACCATTCTGCTTTCTCCATGTCCTGAACAGGGTTGCCTTTATACATGTACCTGTGTTGATACTTGATCATATTACCGTGGCAGTAACCAATGAACTGATCAAGGGTTAGTACTTGTTTGATATAATCAATGCACTCTATACCACCACTTAACTTGTAATGTGCTGGACTGTTTACTGGATCGTATTTCATTTAAACCTCTTTAGGGATTTCAAAACAATAGTATTTTACATCAGAGTTGGGTGAAGGTCTAGTGTCCATAAGTCTTTTTTTAAGTGGAGCTGCAAACTGATGACAAGCAACTTGACTTGGGAAGAACGTATCATGACTTTTGATCTTATACCTGTCTTCAAAGAACATTATGAGCACTAGAACATACATTTTATTTCTCCTATGTTATATCAACCATCTCACAAACATCACCTGTACAGGCCATTGTCTGCATTGAGACTGTGTTGTCTTCCTTCTCGTAGTTAGCCAGCTCACTCCAAGCAATAGCAGATGGCATAGCAGAAAGCAAGTCCTTATACTGATCCTTATCTACTTCTTGATAAGGTGCTTGTTGATAAGTGTGCTCGTTGTAAGGCAAGAAGGATACGCCCGACATCTCGTCAAAGTACTTGTACACAAAGGCACCTACTTCAAACCACTCATCCTTACGCACATTGATTGTCACTGAGGGTTTATGCTCACACCAATGTCGTTGATACATCAGCCAAGTCTCAAGTTGTTCAATAGCTGTCATATCTTCAGTAACCACTGCCTTAGTTGGAGACTTCACAGGAAAACTAAATACTGTTGTTTGATCTGGCTTCATAACACAAGGCTCACTAGGTATACCTTGATCAGTCATGAACTGTGTTAGGGGATCTTTATTATCACCACGCACAGTACGGATATAATAGGGACTATGGCGAGCATGTATGCCACTGGCACTATCCACCAATTGCGATACCGTGCCCGATG